AATAAGGGGCGTGCCGCGCAGGGCGCAAAGCGGTCTTGAAAACCGTGGCATTAGAAATGGTGATGGTTCGATTCCTTCACGCCCCGCCAGATTGGATGATTGCCAGAGTGGTAATGGGTCGGCCCGCTAAGCCGAAGCCGGTCAGCAATGGCCGCCGAGGTTCGATACCTCGATCATCCGCCAGATAAAGCGCAGGTGGCAATGGGAATTGGTACACCTACTGACCTTAAAAGTTAGGCTTATGTGGGTTCGAATCCCACCCTGCGCACCATCCAAGCAAAAAAAGCCCCCTAGTCATCACGAGTAGGGGGCTAAAGTGGCGCTAGGCCACCAGGGAGGAAGAAGGACAGGGCTTTCACCTGATGCCTACCGTTCAATGGACAAAGCCGGTAGTCTTACTGCATTATCTGATCGCTACCAACGATCAGCGGGCTTTGCTGGACAGTCAAAAACCGCCCACCGCTCTAACTTTTCCAAGTGCAACTATAGCACAAGTTTCACACCGTCAAAGGTAACGGATCTGGTAGAATCAGGCACATGAACAACACGCAATCCAAAGATGTGCAGAATGATTGTCTAACAACCTAGGCATTGACTCAATGGCCCGCCCGTCGAAACTCACTGAAGCACAATGGTCTGAAATCAAACGCCGCCTAGCAATGGGTGAGCGCGCTTGTGATCTGGCCATCGAGTACAAGGTATCAAAAGCCACCATAAGCACCAAGGTTGCAAAACCAATCCAAACTGTTAAAGCCGTTGCAAATCAAATACTTGAGGCAGAAAAGTCTTTCCGGTCGCTCGCGGTTTCTGAACAATTACTAACAGTTAATTTACTCGACGAACTGAAGGCGATCAGCTTTCACCTTGCGGGGGCTGGCAAGTTTGGCGCAGCAACATCGCACCGCTTGAATGGGATTGCTCATGCAAAGGTGCAAGAGATTGACGACGCTGACCCATTGAGCGAAAAGAGCCTAGATGCACTGCGAGGGGTTGCGCTCATGACCAAGGTCGCGAACGATTCAGCGACCATTGGGCTAAACCTGCTGTCTGCGAACAAAGAGATGGTCCGAGACGAGGCGGCAAAGACTCCGCCCCCCGCATCTACAGAGCCACTGCCAGCCAATGCAGACGACGCGGCCAAGGCGTATCAACAGGTTATGGGCTGATGCCTATACCCTTCCCGTTTGACTTCAAGAATCCAGACTATCGGGCTGTGTACGAATGGCGGCTTGAGAGATTGGCGCGTATCAGGGCTAAGCCTGAATGCCTGCCTGGGCTCAAGATGTTCTACAGAGAGAACCCGGCCCAGTTCCTGATTGACTGGGGGATGACGTTTGACCCGCGTAACGCTGACATAGGTCAACCGACATGGGCACCGTTTCTGCTTTTCCCCAAGCAGGAAGAGTGGGTGCAGTGGTTCATGGAGCGGTGGAAGGCCAGAGAACCAGGGCTTACCGAGAAAAGCCGCGACATGGGTATGTCATGGCTAACTGTAGGCACGGCGTCTGCTATGTGCCTGTTCCGGCCAGGCGTGGTGATTGGATTCGGCAGCCGCAAAGAAGAGTATGTGGACAAGATCGGTTCGCCGAAGTCCTTATTCTGGAAGGCTAGAGAGTTCCGCAAGCTGCTGCCCATCGAGTTCCGGGGCGGATACAACCCCAAGACCGACTCCCCTCACATGCGGATTCAGTTCGGGGAAACCGGCTCAGTCATCACGGGCGAGGCAGGCGACAACATTGGACGGGGGGACCGGACTACAGCCTATTTTGTAGATGAGGCGGCACACTTGGAGCGGCCCCAGTTGGTCGATGCTTCGCTGTCGGCTACTACAAACTGTAGGCAGGATCTGTCAAGCGTGAATGGGTCGGCTAATTCATTTGCTCAGAAACGATTCAGCGGGAAGATCCAGGTTTTTACCTTCCATTGGCGAGATGACCCACGCAAGGATGAGAAGTGGTACGCGAAGCAATGCGCAGAGCTTGACCCTGTTGTCGTCAGCCAAGAGATTGACTGCGACTACAACGCGTCTTCAGAGGGCATCATCATCCCAAGCGCGTGGATTCAGGCGGCCATCGATGCCCACATCAAGCTCGGCGTAACGGTCAGCGGGATCAGGCGCGGCGCTCTAGACGTGTCAGACGAAGGCAAGGACAAGAACGCATTCGTGGGCCGTCATGGCATATTGCTTGAGCATCTGGACGAGTGGAGCGGTGTCGGTGGCGACATCTTCAAGACTGCGCAAAAGGCCGTGAACATCTGCGACGAGCACAATTACCAAGGCTTTGACTTCGACTCTGACGGCCTAGGCGCTGGTGTTCGTGGTGATGCTCGGGTGATCAATGAGCAACGATCAGGCGAGAAAATCGACGTGCAGCCATTCCGGGGAAGTGGTGAGGTATTCGAGCCTGAACACCTTGTGCCAGGGACAAGCCGCACGAATCTGGACTATTTCGAGAACGCCAAAGCACAGGCGTGGTGGTCATTGCGCCAGAGATTCAGGGCGACATGGCGGGCAGTTACAGAGGGAACCGACTTCGACCCATCGGAGATAATCAGCATCAAATCAGACCTGCCCATGCGGTCTAGGCTGGTTTCTGAGCTTTCACAGCCAACATGGGATTTAAGCAAGTCGGGCAAAATGCTGGTGGAAAAGACGCCAGACGGGGCAAAATCCCCTAATCTCGCCGATGCTGTGATGATTGCATTTGCACCGAAGCGCACACCAATGCGGATTAACCCCGAAATACTCAAGGCCCTAAGATGATCAAACGATTCAGAGAATGGCTCAAGGGGCCTGCGCCAGTTCAAGCGCCAGTAACTCAGGCTGCCGATACCCGGATGCGGATTAACGCCATACCTGCCCAGCCAGTACCAGACTGGGCCGAATGCTTCAAACTGCCAGAAATGCCTGATGGTGTCGTGCCTGCATCGTCCGGCATGGCCATGGATTCATCGCCGCTGTCGAACTATTGCAGCCAATACGGCTATGGGGCTATGCGTTCGTTCGCTGGTCAGAATTTCCTAGGGTACGGCACCCTTGCCTTGCTGGCTCAAAAGCCCCTCATTCGTGCAGCCATCACGACGCTGGCCGATGAGATGACGCGCAAGTGGGTGACCATCAAGAGCACCGACAAAGACGGCAGCAAGGATGACGAAGCCGCAGCACTGTTCGAGGCTCAGGACAAGTACAAACTGCGCGACAAGTTCCGCGAGGCAGCAGACCGGACGGGATTTCTCGGAGGCTGCATGTTGTTCATTGACATGGGCGTGACCTCTGACGCTGAATTGGCATCCCCTCTGATTCTGGACAAAGCGAAGATCGGCAAAGGCAAGCTGAAGGGGTTCAACCTGATCGAGCCCATGTTCACCTTTCCGGCCCCATACAACTCGGCAGAACCGCTGAAGCCTGACTTCTACAAACCAGAGCATTGGTATGTGATGGGCAAGAAGGTGCATGCTTCCCGCCTGCTGCGCTTTGTGCAGAACGAAGTGCCGGTATTGCTCAAGCCTGCGTACAACTTCTTCGGCATCCCCATGGCCCAAATGATGCTGGACTATGAAGAGAAGTTCGACATCATGCGCAGCGATGCGGGGAAGATCGTCACGAACTTTCGGACAAATGTGCTCAAGACGAACATGGGCGCAACGCTGCAAGGCGGCGGATTGACTGAGGTTCAGACGCTGCAAACCCGGGCGATGTTGTTTGCAACCGCTGGCAGTAATGACGGCGTGATGCTCATTGACAAAACGACCGAAGAACTGCAACAACTCATTACCCCAATGTCGGGCCTGGCTGAATTGGTCAATCAGGCGCTCGAATTGATGGCTGCAATTTGTCGGATGCCTGCGGTCAAACTTCTGGGCATCAGTCCAAAGGGGTTCAACTCCGACAACGGGGCGGATACGAATAACTGGCACGAGCAAGTCAAATGCCAGCAAGGCAATATGTTTGCAGACAATCTGAATATTGCGCTGGACGTGATCCAGTTGAGCGAGTTTGGCGAGATTGACGATACTTTGGTGGCTGAATTCTGCCCGTTGAAGGAGGTTACAGAATCTGAAGCCGCGACCAATCGCAAGATGAATGCCGATACTGATGCTGTGTTGGTCAATGCTTCGGTGTTGTCGCCTGAGGAAGTGCGCCAGAGAATCGCCCGTGACCCATCATCCGGCTACAACGGTATCGACGTGAATGCAGCGCCTGAGCCTGTAGCAGACCCATCGCCTGATGACGAAACTACTTGATCCCATCCGCCCCAATGCAGGCGTAGAAGCGGCATACAGTCGCAAGCTGCGGGCATTGGTGGATGAGATGCACCAATCATGGCTGTACTGGATGACGGCTGCTTGGCGCAAAACAGACATGGCCATGGATGCAGGTCCTACGCGCACGCTCAGGAGGGCAATGGAGCGCCTAGCCGATCAATGGCAAAAGCGCTTTGATGAGATTGCGCCAAGCCTTGCGGAGACGTTCGCGGCATCAAGTAGTAAGGCGACGACTGCCAGCATGCAAGCCGCGCTGAAGAAGGCCGGCCTAACCGTGCAGTTCAAGCCTACGCGGGCGAGTAT